ATTGGTGCTACAGTAACTATCCATGAGAAGTTGATAGTTATTACATCAGGAGGGGCACAACAGCCAGTAAAACCTGTAGCTAAATCACACAAGAAAAAGGTGAAGAAATGACCGGTTTTGGTAAAGAGTTTAATAAAAAGCAATTGTCACTTGTATCTTTATTTGCAGGCGCAGGCGGTATGGATATAGGCTTTGAAAAGGCTGGATTTAAAACGGTATGGGCAAACGAATACGACAAAACCATAGCCCCTTCTTATCAAAAATACTTTCCAAAAACTAAGTTTGATGGACGTTCAATCCGCGATATTCCCGATACTGATTTACCTGAAACAGTTACAGGAGTGATAGGTGGGCCGCCGTGTCAATCATGGTCAGAAGCAGGTGCGCGTCGCGGCATTAAAGACCCTAGAGGAAAGTTATTTTTTGAGTACCTGCGCGTAATTAAACGCACAAAGCCTACGTTCTTTGTTGCTGAAAATGTCCACGGCTTAATTCATGCTCGCAACATGGAATCGTTTAAACAAATAATAAAACTGTTTGAGAGCGAAGGTTATATCGTTAGCTGGAAGCTACTAAAAGCCAGTGATTACGGTGTTCCTCAAGACAGGGAGCGCGTATTTATCGTGGGCTACCATCAATCACTAAATAAAACTTTTAAGTTCCCTGAGCCGCTTAAAGCTAAAACAACATTGCGGGATGCGATTGGTGATTTAGCTAAATTGAAAATTGGTGCTACTAAAAAGGTAAAAAACCATGAGTTTATGGATAGTGGATATTCACCTATATTCATGTCACGCAATCGCGTGAGGGGTTGGGATGAGCAGTCATATACAATTTTAGCTACTGATAGACATATACCTTTTCACCCACAAGCCCCTAAAATGGTGAAGGTAGAAGGACAGGAATTGCTAGAATTCGCACATGGTCACGAAAGTAAGTATAGGCGCTTAACCATCCGTGAATGCGCGAGGATTCAGACATTCCCTGATAATTATGAGTTTGTTTATACGCACATGCGTAATGCCTACAAGATGATAGGAAATGCTGTGCCTGTTGATTTGGCGTATTGGGTAGCTAAAACCATTAAAGAGGATTTGGGGTTGAAATGACGGAAACAAAAAAACCAACGCAGACCGATTTTGGCAGAGCTTTTGAGTGGGCGGTTGGATGTTCTATAGGTCGCCAAACTGGTGCGCCAGTAATACCTTATTTTTTGTGGGAGTACTAAATGAGCTGTCCTTTTAAGCAGGTGATGGTATTAGATTTTGAAACTTATTGGGATAGCCAATCATATACGCTTTCAAAAATGACAACGGAGGAATACATCCGTGACCCTCGGTTCAAGGCGTGGGGTATGGCCTATAAGTTCCTGGGTGAAGATACTATACGTTGGGTGCACCGGTCTGACTTGCAAGGTTTTTTTGATAAAGTAGACTGGACTACAACTGCTGTGGTAGCGCACAATTCGATGTTTGACATATCTATACTGGCTTGGATTTATGGGTATGTACCATGCTTTATTTTTGATACCCTGAGCATGGCGCGAGCACTGCACGGCGTTGAGGTGGGCAACAGTCTGGCTAAACTGGCAGCACGTTTTAACCTACCACCTAAAGGTAAGGCGCTGTATAGCACAGATGGCAAGACAGTACTAAGCCATGCAGTGGAAGAAGAACTTGCCGAGTACTGTAAGCACGATGTGTTTTTGTGTGATGCGATATTTAAGGAACTGGTGAGAGATTTTCCCAAAGATGAGTTGCGCCTGATAGATATGACGCAGCGTATGTTTATACAGCCAAGGCTAGTGCTGGATGCAGAGCTACTAACAGAAGTGATTACAGAGGAAAAAATAAAACGTGAAGGTTTATTAAGTAAACTTGGAGTATCAGATGAAGACCTAGCAAGTAGCGAAAGGTTTGCAGAAAAACTTTCACAGATCGGGAATTTGGTGCCGCCCAAAAAGATCAGTAAACAAACAGGCAAAGAAGCATGGGCCTTTGCGAAGACAGATGCCGTCTTTCAGTCGCTCCTCAATGGTGACAATGAGGAGGCTGCGCTTCTTTGTGAGGCGCGTCTCGCAGTTAAAAGCACGCTCGAACGGACGCGCTCGCAAAGGTTCCTGGATATTTCTTCCAGGGGTGCGCTCCCTGTCCCGTTATCTTATTACGGCGCGCATACAGGGCGATGGGCTGCGGCTAAAGGGGCTAGTATAAATCTTCAGAACTTGAAACGTAACAGCAAACTGCGTAAAGCAATTATGGCCCCAGAGGGTAGCTTGTTAGTGGTGGGGGACTTATCGCAGATTGAACCACGTGTATTAGCGTACTTATCCGGCAATACTGAACTACTGGAAATCTTTAAGTCCGGTGCAGACCCGTATGCTGCGTTTGGTGCTCGTATGTTCGGAATTCCTGGGATGACTAAGGACTCACACCCTCTTTTAAGACAAAGTGCGAAGTCGGCTTTAATAGGTGCAAATTACCAATTAGGCTGGTGGTCATTTTCACAACAACTTTTAGCAGGGTTCTTAGGGGCTCCTCCGGTAATGTATACAGTAGAAGATGCAAAGTTATTAGGCGTTACTCAGGATGAAGCTGATGCTTTTATAAGTTATGAGCCATTCTTTAAACGGGCGCTGGAGATCCCTCGTGTATGTACAGATAATGAAATCCTTGTACACTGTATTGCAGCAAAGAAGATAATTGATTTGTACCGTGGATCTAGCCAGGAGACGGTAGCTTTTTGGAATATGTGTACAAGTGCACTTGAGGGTGTTTTAAGCGGTAATGGCAAGCCTTTTACCTACAAATGCCTTGAGTTTTCCAAGGAAAAAATACGCCTTCCCAACGGGATGTTTTTGCGCTATCCTAATCTTAAATGGGATGTGGAAGAGAAAGAATGGCAGTATGGCGAAGGTTCTAATGTAACTAAAGTATATGCTGGTAAAATTACGGAAAATTGTGTGAGTGCTGTGGCTCGCATTGTAATGACTGATGCCATGTTGAAGATAAGTTTTTGGGGAGATATTTTGTTAACTGTGCATGACGAGTTGATTGTGCTGACTGATGAAGAAGATGTGGAAGATGCAGCACAAGCTGTAAAAGAAGCATTAACAGAAGACCCTATATTCATGCCGGGGATTCCATTAGCATGTGATGTGAGTTGGGCTAAACGATATGGAGATGCAAAATGAACGATGTTGTTAATAGTCCCAAGCATTATTGTTCAAGTAAGTCCGGGGTGGAGTGTATTGAAGTGGCCGAGCATATGAACTTTTGTTTGGGTAATGCTATGAAATATATTTGGCGTGCGGGGCTCAAAGAAGGTGGGGATGAAATTCAAGACTTAAAAAAAGCAATCTGGTACATCAACAGAGAAATCTCAAGGAGAGAGCGTGAAATTACCAAAAACAGTTTTAATAAACAGGAAACGCTTCATTTTCAAGACGGTAAAATCCAGATCGTACTTCGGAAGGATTTATTACCAGGACAGGGAGATTCGCCTGTCCACATTGGACCGAAAATCAGGAAAAATGCCAAGCGCAAAACAAATGGACGAAACACTGGTGCATGAATTAACACACGGTGTGTTGTATGAAATGGGACTTAAAGCTCTTGCGTTTGATGAGAAGTTTGTTACAAGATTTGCAAAGCTGTTTAATAACGCAATTTACAGTTTAAAATACTAAAAAGAGGGCAGCATGATTAAATCTTTTTCTCATTCATCTTTACGCGATTTTGAAAGCTGCCCTCGTAAATATCATGAAACACGGGTGCTTAAGAAATATCCTTTTGAAGAAAACGAGCAATCCATATATGGCAATAATATGCATAAGGCTATTGAAGAATATGTGGAGTTGCAGAAGCATTTCCCACCTGAGTTTGTTTTTGTAAAAGATGTTGTGGATGCCACGATATTTAGGCAAGGGGAAAAAAAAGCAGAACTAAAAATGGCCCTGGATGCGAATCTTGGAGTTGTTGATTGGTTTGATAAAAAAGTGTGGGTCAGGGGCGTTGTTGATTTACTGATTCTCGATCACGAAAATAAGCATGCTTGGGTAGTAGACTGGAAAACGGGAAGCAATAAGTACCCAGATAAAAGCCAGCTTGAATTAATGAGCATCATGGTAATGACTGTGTATCCTGAAATTGAATTTGTCAGCTCTGCATTGATTTACTTGCTAAAGAACGACATAGTTAAGTCGCGCATGGCTCGCAGCGAAATGCCAAAACACTGGGAGCGGTACAAAGAAAGGTTTGGGAATATTCTGGATGCCAATGAAGCCGGGGTGTGGCATGAGCAACAATCAGGTCTTTGTAAAAAGTTCTGCCCCGTTTTGGACTGTATTTATAATGGAAGAGCTAACTGAGGAACTATCATGCCATACGTTAATAAGCCACGTCCATTTAAGCTTGAGTGGGAGCAACAGAAAAAACGAGATGAAAAGCCAGCTCGCGCTGAACGTGCGCGTGCTAGATATAAGCTGGATAAGGAAGGCGTGGATAGAAAAGGCAAAGATATTGACCATAAGAAGCCTATATCGAAAGGCGGCACAAATGCTGATAGCAACCTGCAGGTGGAAGACCCTAGTAAGAACAGATCATTTACGAGGAACCCAGACCACACAGTAAAAATAAATAAACCGAAGAAGAAAAAGGTGAAATAATTTATGAACGTTGAAAACGAAGTTTGCTATGAATAGTATTTTTAAAAAGTTAGTAGGTGGAGGGAGCGGTAATGCTCCAGTGGCTAATGCAGCAACGCCTGTATGGCCCTTAGCACCATCAGGGTTTAGTCAAGCACAACTGCAAAATAATGCAGCGGCGAACCAAATACGGCCTTGTACTCCCCAGATGCTAGAAGGAGAAGCGTTTCAAATACCGTTTACAGTGGCAGAAGATTTGTGGAGAGCAGCGTTTGGAGACTCATGGGTAGGTGTAGATAGCTTGAATGATTTCCACTGCGGTGTGGCATGCAGATTAATGTTCAGGAATCGCATGGAGAAGGTTATAGTTGATTACGAAGAGCGTGTAAGGATAGTTGAATAAATGGAAATATTTGCAAACAAAGTTCTTGTATTAAAAACTAAGGACCCGCAGAAATTTAGTATCATCCCCAAGAGCCAAGATCTTGGCAGGGATAAATTCGGTATGCATGAAATTGCTGTGCATTGGGGACTGGATGAAGCACGAGTACTAAAAAATATGGGGTTCTTAAACACGCCATCGCCAATACAAAAAGAATATGCTTGGCCCGGTAAATACAAACCTATGCAGCACCAAATTGATACAGCGTCATTTCTTACAATGAACCGCAAAGCTTTTGTGTTGAGTGAAGCTGGTTGCGTTGATTCAGATACTGAATACCTTTCACCGACTGGGTGGAGAAGAATATCTGAATATACTTCTGGGGAAGTAGCACAGTACCATGCGGGTACTGGGCACATAGAATTTGTACATCCTACGGACTATATTAAAAAACCATGTGCAGCTATGCTGCACATAAAAACTAAGTACGGCATAGATCAAATGCTATCCCCAGAGCATAGAATGATATTGTTGAGTGATGCCAACCCAAAACTATTTGATGTACTTACAGCGCAGGAAGTGTATGAAGCTCATAATGATTTTCATGCAAAAATAAAAAGAAGTCGCAGACTAATTGGAGGGATTCCGGGTTTTGGCCATATGGCTATACCTGCAGCATTTCAGTGGGGCGGAAGTATTGGAGTAGCTTTATCTGATGCAGAGCTGCGTGTACAAGTAGCTGTTATAGCTGATGGGCATTTTAGTAAAAGCAATACAAATTGGTGTACTGTTCGTCTTAAAAAAGATCGAAAAGTTGCTAGAATGCATAGTATTTTAAAGGCAGCAGGTATTGAGTATCTAGTAAGAAAACAAAACACAGCTACAGCTAAAGGATTCCATATATTTAGATTTAATGCCCCGATTAAAACGAAAGAGTTTGGTTCTTATTTTTGGGGGGTATCTGCAACACAACTTGAAGTACTCCGTTCTGAAGTTTTTATGTGGGATGGCTGTGTTCGTGCTGGTGCTAAAGGCTCCCAGTTTTTTAGCACAAATAAAAATAGCGCTGATTTTGTACAGTTTATGTTTTCTTCTATTGGAAAAATAGCGCGCATTACGATAGATTCGCATAGAAAAACCCCATGCTACATAGTAACAGTGCGAGCATCGGAACAAATAGCGCTCGCACTAAAAAATAAAACAAAACCTACCGTATTTGAAAAACCATCTACTGACGGGTTTAAATATTGTTTTACCGTGCCAACTTCTTTTTTAGTGTTTAGAAGGAATGGGTGTGTGTTTGCTTCCGGTAATACAGGAAAAACGGTAGCTACATTATGGGCTGCAGATTACTTAATGNATAAAGGCGAAGTGCGCCGTGTGCTTGTTATTTGCCCGCTGTCTATTATGCGCTCTGCATGGATGGGGGATATTACAAAGAGTATAATTCATAGGAGTGCAGTAGTTGCATATCACACAGATGGAAGTAAACGTGTGGAACTGGTGAGAAAAAACTACGAAATAGTAATTACTAACTATGACGGCTTGAACATTATCAAAGATGAAATTATCCGCGATGGCACGTTTGATTTAATTATCGCTGATGAAGCGTCACATTATCAAAATACGGCTACTACACGCTGGAAGAATCTTAACATGATAATGAAAGCGCATCCGTCCACTATGCTGTGGATGATGACAGGAACGCCAGCGGCACAGTCTCCTGAACAAGCTTATGGACTGGCCAAGCTTATAAATCCCAATGCGATACCTAAGTATGTTTCTGCATGGCGCGATATGGTTATGAATAAAATATCCATGTATAAGTGGGTGCCTAAACCTGGGGCTAATCAGCGCGTGTTTGATGCGCTACAGCCTGCTATACGCCATACCAAGGCAGAATGCCTGGACTTGCCTCCTGTGCTTACAGAGACACGAGATGTGGAAATGACACCGCAGCAAAAGAAATACTACAAGCTGCTAAAAGATAACATGCTGGTGAGTGCAGCAGGTGAGACTATTACCGCAGTAAATGCTGCTGCTGGGGTTAATAAGTTACTGCAGATTAGTAGCGGGGGTGCGTATACAGATACTCATGAAACGCTCCAGTTTGACTGCAAGCCACGTCTTAATGTGCTTATGGAAGTGATTGAAGAAACGAGCCGGAAGATTTTAATATTTGTTCCATACCGGCACAGCATATCGTTTATTGAAGAGTTTTTAATTAAGGAAAAGATAGGGTGTGCATTGATACACGGTGATGTTTCTGTAACTAAACGCACTGAGATTTTTAAACGGTTCCAAGAAGAGCAGGATTTGAAAGTGTTGATTATCCAGCCTCAAGCCGCATCGCATGGAGTTACGTTGACTGCTGCTGATACTGTGGTTTTCTGGGGCCCGGTTATGTCATTGGAAACATACATTCAATGTATTGCACGTGCAGATAGATTTGGGCAAAGTAGCGACAAAGTTACTGTGGTGCTATTGCAAAGCAGTGATATTGAACGCAGGATGTTTAGGCGGCTGGCAGACCGTGAGGAGTTGCATGATGGACTCGTTAAACTTTACGAAGAGGAGTTGCATGATGATTAAAACAGGTGTATAAAGATAGACATAATAACCACAAGGAAAAACAATGGACCAACTAAAGATAGATGCGCTGGTACAGGCATACAGGAACATACGTTCCGCAAAAGAAGAGCTAACTAAAAGTTTTGAAGCAGAATTAGGAAATCTTGAATCAGAACAAGATGTTGTTTCAAGTGCACTGAAAGGGTATATGCTTGAGGCCGGTTTGAAATCCCTAAAAACGGCACAGGGCACGGTATCTTTGCTGCAAAAGACGCGGTACTTCACTAATGATTGGGAAGAGTTTGATAAGTTTGTAGTAGAGCATAGGGCTACTTCGCTATTTGAACGCCGTATTGCTCAGACCAATCTAAAGACGTTTCTGGAAGACAATCCCGGAGTAATCCCACCCGGACTGAATTCGGAATCCAAGTATGAAATATCTGTACGTAAACCTACTTAAGGAAATAAAGCATGAACACTAATGTAATTCAATTCAACCCAAAGGCCAACGTACCGGACTTTGTTAAGAACCGCACTGCACCATCGGAACTGTCAACTGCCTTAGCTGGTGGCGCAGGTGGGTATGGGAAGCGCGTATCAATTAAGGGGGGTGTATTTCGCTTGATTTCAGGCGGCAAAGAATTAGCAGCTATTGATGAACGCTATCTTGATGTAGTTATTGTTGCGGCAGCGCCTAAGATCAGTCGTATTTTTTACGAAGGTACATTTGATGAAGACCATATTGTTGCGCCTTTGTGCTGGTCGCAAGACGGAGATAAACCTGACCCGAAAGCAACTAAGCAACAGTGCAATGATTGTGCCTCTTGCCCACAAAACATTGCTGGTTCAGGCACTGGGGAAACTAAAGCATGCCGGTATCAAAAACGTATGGCTGTAGTTCTGGCCAATGATATTGCTGGTGACGTACTACAAGTTGTTGTTCCTGCCAAGTCTATTTTTGGCAAAGAAGAAGGCGATAACCGCCCATTGCAAGCCTATGCTCAATGGCTGGCAGCTAACAATGTTGACCCCAATCAAGTCATCACCCGTATGCGCTTCGATACCAAGGAAGCCAGCCCCAAGCTGTTCTTCAAGGCCATGGACTACGTTTCTGATGAAGAGTATGCGCAAGTTCTGCAAGCTGGCAAAAGTGCTGATGCATTGGCTGCTGTTACCATGACTGTGGCCCAACGTGATGGCGTTAAAGAAACACCAACCAGTAACGCGGAGTTTGAATCGCCAAAACCGCAAGCACCGAAAGCAGAGCCTAAAGTTGAAGCAGGTGAACCCCCTGTTAAGCGTCGTGGTCGCCCTGCCAAAGCAGAAGCACCTGTACAAACAGAGCCCCCAATAGACGAGCCTGTAGTACGCAGAACAGCACCTGAAGCACCTGTAGATGCTAGTAAGGAAAATGCGCTGAAAGATGTTGTCGGCAAATGGAATAGATAATATCTATAACGGGGGCAGTTACGCCCCCGGTTTTTCTGGGAACAAAAATGGCCTATTCAAAAAAAACTAAACTGCGTGTTAAATATGCTGGACAAAATCTGGGGGCTAAGTTAGGGCGCTGGGCGATACATTTAGATTTGTCAGTCATGCGTATTTCTGAATTACTCGGAGCAACACGACAAACAGTTTATAACTGGATGTTTGGTGGTACAGTTACTAACGCTTACAGAGATCGGGTGAAGGAGCTTGTGGAGATTACCATGGCTTCCGATTCTGCGGATGATGCGTACAATACCGCCAAAGAGCGGTTCTTTAATTAAATCAAGGACTTTCCATGGAACCGCTCGAATTCCTAACGGCATTGCTGCCAGTTTCTGGTGTCTATTGCGCTGTTGAACTGAACAATTCTGTATCTCCTGCTAAACCCAAGCACGCTTTCAAAGACACCGTAATAGGCATGCTGGATGCTACATATCCATGGAAGCATGATATTTACTTCGCCCTGGCATCATTCAAAGTAAAAGGTAAGCGCACTAAGCCTAACGTAGTTGCACTACGTTCCTTATTTTTAGATTTAGACTGTGGCCAGAATAAGGCAAAAGACGGTAAAGGGTACCTGACTAAAGTTGATGCTGTTGTTGCACTGCAAGAATTTCTGAAAACTACCGGAATGGACTCACTAGGATTGCCGTGGCTCAACGATTCAGGGGGCGGGGTACATGCATACTGGCCATTTACTGAAGACGTTCCTGTGGCCCTGTGGCAGCCTGTAGCTGATGCTTTTAAAAAGCTCTGTATTGACCAGGGTTTGATTATTGACGAGGCGGTTCCGGCTGACTCTGTACGCATATTGCGCGTACCGGGCACTACAAATCATGGTTTAAAAGGTGGCCTGCAATACCGCCCAGCGCACTCTGTGGATATTGTGCAAACAGGAAGTATATTTGACTTCAATAAAATCAAGGAGTTACTTCAACAGCACACACCTATAGCTGAGCTACCAACAGACACAACCGGACTAAAAGGCACAAAACCAACAGCCCCTAAAGAAAGTACAGGTGCCAGGATAGCCCTGATTAATAACTCTGAAACTCGGTTTGAGGACATTATTCGTAAGCCTATAGCAGAGGGATGTGGGCAACTACAGTACTACCTGCTGCACGCCGCTGAACAGAACATGGAGCCCCTATGGCGCGCAACCCTTTCTTGGGCTGAAAAATGTGCTGATGGGCCTAAGTCCTGCGAAATACTGACTGATATGCACCCGTATGCCAGGGAGCTGATGCATAAAAAGCTTAACGAAATTAAAGTACATGGTGGGCCATATTCATGTGCTGCGGTAGACAAAATACATGCAGGCATATGCCAGTTATGCCCACACTGGGGGAAAATTACAAACCCTTTGGCATTGGGGCACTCATACGCTACTACTACAGATGCTAAAAAAGTTGAGATTGATGCATCCGTATTAAGCATAAACTCTGAAGAAGATGCGCAAACAGGTAAGGCCGTAATCACCAGACCAGAAGCACCGTGGGGGTTCGCCTATGGTGAAAAAGGCGGCATATTCTACAGGGAGTATATAAAAGATGAAGATACAGGGCGCAAGACACACAAGGACACGCTTGTGCTGCCCTATGACTTGTTTGCCGTAGATATACTGAACCAGAGTGGCGTGCATTATATACATATGATTGCTATGCGCCCTGAAGGTGCCATTGAAATTACGATACCGCAGCGCCTAATAACCAGACCTGATGAACTGTTGGGATGGCTGGCTAATAACAATATTGTTGCGATGCATCAGGGCGTTGATAAATACTTGGTTGGGTTTGTTCGCAGTAGCTGCCAGGCAATATCATCTTCACGGCACGCACTTAAAATCCCAGATCATTACGGCTGGCAAGAGGATGACTCGTTTGTTTATAACGGGCGCATATATACCTCCAAGGGCATAATAAAAATGCCGATGCCTGATCTTGAGAATATAAACCAAGCTACAGCCCCGAAAGGCACGCTGGAGAAATGGGGCAAGTTCATGGAGTTCTTGCAGAAGCGGCAGATGTATGAGCTTATGTGTTTTGGCTTGGTGGGGTTCGGTGCGCCGCTCTATCGCTTTACCAAGATGACTGAGAGCATTGTGTATCACATCGGGTCAACATTCAGCGGTACAGGCAAAAGCTTGTCACTAAATATGGTGTCATCTATTTGGGGGAACCCAACAACGTACCGCGTACACCCTGACACATCAGATACCACCATGTTTAACCACGCAGGCCAGCTTCACAGTCTCCCGTTTGGGGTAGATGAAGCAACGACTAAAATCCGTAATGATCCTGAGTGGTACCCTAACTTTGCATTTAAATACTCCAGCGGAAGCTGGAAGCATAAGCTTGACCCAGCATCTAATAAAGAACGGCGTAATACCACATTTTGGAACTCCATTGCAATCATATCCTCCAACACGCATCCTACGGAGTATATGTCAGGTGCGCGCAAACACTCCTCCCTGGGCGAGCTGCAGCGCACGCTATCAATAAACGTGTGGAAAGAACTGGAGCATTTTTCAGAAGATGACACTAAAGCTATGCAGTATATAAATGAGAACTATGGAGTAGCCGGAGAACTATTCGTTAGGTTTATGGTAAGCAATTTAGCCCTATGTGAGCATACTGTTAATGAAGTGAAAGACAACATTAAGAAGTACTTCAGGGACAATGAACGTATGTGGCACAGTTCCGTGGCAGCGTGCATTGCTGGGGGAATACTTGCAAATAGAGCTGGTATTGTACAGTTGCCTATGGACAAAATAACAGAAACGTTTATTAAGATTGTGGAAGCGAACCGGGCCCTGGCTTTAACTAGCGTGCGCAGCGTAAACGATGTGGTTACTGAATACCTGCGCGATAATGCTAAGGGGCTGTTGTTTGTACAACCTGATGATACTAGAGAAAAAGTAACTAGTATGGCGGGCTATGGCCGGAATCTTGCCGACTCCATACGTGGCGAAATAACAGGCCGTGTAGAAGTAGGCATAAAATCAGCGGGTTGGGTGGATATGTACGTGGAAGAGAACATCATGAAGAAATGGTGCAGTTCCATGAGCTTTTCATACCAAGACTTTAAAGCGCGGGTATCTGAAATGGAAAATACTAAGGTTACGTTTGTAAAGAAGAATCTATTGGCAGATACACACTTACCTGAGATGCGCGTTAATGTAATATGTATAAGCAAACGGGAAACTGATATGCATATTGAAGACATAATACCCGATGAGGAACAAGAAAATGTTGCTTGAATCAGATGCAGCTGAACATACCCTGGAGTAAAGTTGAGAAGGGCTGCGGCTTTTTCATCCCTGCCGTTGACCCTTTCTCCATGAAAGAGCCTGTACTAAAAAGTGCTATACGCGCCAAGGTATGGGGTAACGTTTATTTCGGCATGAAAGACGGCTACATGGGGCTACTGTTTATTCGCACCAAGTGATTGTATAGTCTGCACAATGCTAGATCTTTGTTTTTGATAGTTGTTTATAAGCAAGCGTTTCCTTTCAGGCGATATATTTGGATTATCAGTAATCATACGTTCTTCTTTACTAAGTTCACCTATCGGTTTAGCTACAGCATCAGCTACTGCTCCTTCACCCAGCCATTCAGGATACGCCTTCAGCAGTGCATCTCCCTTAGCTTTCTGCCCCGATTCATAATAGTGCATAAGCGTGTTTTTCATTTCTGCTGCTTGCGCTGTTCTGTCCAGGAAGTCGCCTATAATGCCATTGCCTGATACGTCTTGCCGTATGCCACCAAGTATAGGAATCTGATGCGGCAACATGCTAGGCCGTGGCACGCCCATTCCTACGTGATTAAACAATGAAGTGAGTGCACTGCCCATTCCGCCAAGATATTCTTTAGCTAAGTAGTCCAGTTGCACAGGTGACAGTCCTTCAGTAAACCCCAGGTGCTGCTTAATCCACGGATTGCCTGTGTACTCTCCTGCTGCTTTGGCTAACTCGCTTGTTTCAGGCAGATAACGTGCAGGTTTAAGCAGGTGCTGTAAACGCTGGTTCTCTATTTCCTGTGAACTCAATGCATTTGCATGGTTAAATCCTAAACTAACTAATGGCGCTATTGCTTCTGGCAGTCCGCCTGGCACGCTCTCCAGCACTAAAGTACCAAGAGCCCTGGTTACAGTGCTTAGTTTGGCATCATTATGCATAAGCGCCACCATGGCTTCAGGCACTGACTTAACAAATATGCCAGGTTCAAATGGCAGTGGCAGTTTATATGGTTCTTCCCCAGGAGTTCCACTAAATATTAACCAATTCTTTAACCTGTCTTCTTCTGATATGTTTTGGTAGTCTGGGTTAGTACGCACAGCCAACGCATACCCTACACTTGATGCAGATATAAGCGCAGCACGGCGGAACAACTTGCCTTGTACGTCCAGGCGTTTATTAAAGGGCATCTGGCCTCTGGCTGATCTGTAAAACACATCCAGGCCCTGCATCAGCGCATTCATAAACGGTATGGTTTGTATGTATGAGTTCATGAACCCACTAGCACCACGCCGTGAGAAGTTCATAGACTCCAGGGATGCGTAAAAAGCTTCAGGCTCAGACAACCCTTGTTTTAAAAAGTCATCATAAAGTGTTGCCCGTGTGCCCATATCAGCGCGCACAACATTCTTTTCAAAGAAGGACAGTGTTTTACCCATTACGGTGAAAGAGCCTCTATCACCCATTGCGTACCGCATGATGGCCGGGGCATCAGGATCACCGTAATGTAATGCGCCACCACCACCTACACCAGCCCTACGTAATGTTGTGGATGAAGTATCTTTACCGCCTATATCAGATATGACGTGTTTAATTGCCCCTATGAAGGGCGTGGCATTAGACCCAGAAGTAAGCCATGAGTATGGTGAGTGGCGTAACAAAACGCGTGCTGCAAATAAAGGGTTCATTTCTGTCAGGAACCGTGTGGCTTTTGCAGGGGCACGCATCATTTTTATGAACATGGAGTTCATCTGCGGCGTACCTTCTAGCCCCTTAATAAGCATCTCCACTGGAATATCGCTAAAATCTGAGTGGGCTGTTGAATTAAGTCTTACAGCCTGCATAACTCCTTTATCTCTGAAGCGAATAACATCTCCTCCTGATACACCGCCCCCTACTATTTTGGCGAGTCCTAAATCACGTAAGCTATCCGCAGTCTGGGAGCTTGCTAAGTTATGCAGCATGGACGTGACTAGCATATGGGTATTGCGCATTGCATCTTCTGCAAAACCCCCAATAGGGCGATTCCCACCAACTAATTCTTGCAGCCATGGTTGGTTTTTCAAGTCTCCAATTACCCTAGGCGTATCCCCCTCGACAAGCAGTTCAAGATTGCCATCTTTCATGCGGTAATACGGGATGTAATCCTTGCGACTTTTCCAGTGCTCGGCTTCTTCAGAGGTTAATACTCCAGCATCATGTAACCCATTAACAAGATTTTTGTTGTAAACATCATATAGCCTTCTGGCTTCCTGCATATGCGGGTTTGCGTCCCACTTCTTTAAAAACTCAGCACGGCGCGCAGGATCAATATTAACCCCAAGTTTTCCTTTCCATTCCGGGTTGGCATCTTCACGTTTGAAGGCCATATAGGTCTTCATCAACCCATCAAGTTGCTCGGCACTATACCCTGTTATTTTCTTAAGTTCGTTCCCAATAGCCGGTAAGCCAACTCGTCCAGCACCTTCCTCAACAGTAGGCCAGTACTGTTTATAGCCGCGCCCAGTATCAAACTCTTTATTAAATAGCTGTCCTCCATGGGACATTACCTCAGTAACATACGTCATTGAGTTGTGGTAGTTACGGATGTTAGCCAGCATCTGGAATGCTGCTTTATAGTTATTGTCGTGGATGTTGTCCCCTACACGCTCCAGTATTTTTGCATACGCCGCAGCCTTATCCACAATTTGCCTGCGCAAACCTAACCCTGCTCTAAACATAGTTAGCATTTTTGATGGCTTTTCAGCATCTTTACCTGTCACTGCATTAACTAAATCAGAGTCGGCATGTCTTTTGGAAAACAACGGTTCTGCAGTATGCCCTTCATCATGTATGCCTGTACCCATCTCCACCTTGGCCGCGCCGTGTGCCATGTCAACCAAGTCCTGCAAGGACATTTCTTTTGGGGGTAATTCCCCGAACCATTTTTCAAATGCTTTACTGAACCATTGTTTCAGGCGCTGCATCATGTTGCCCAGGGGCCCATCAGTTGGCTTTACTCCAGCCTTGGCAGCTTCTTCAACTGTGTAGGCTATCGCTTCATCATGCACCTGGCTGGCTGGCGTACCGGCTTCTTTAATCCTGTCCATGGCAGCTTTAGCTACCCGGTTTTCAATAGAGCCATCGTTTTTATTCGCCCAGTCAAATATCTTGTTGGCAATCCCTTTATATGCCCCTTCCGGCATCATGTTCTTCATGCCTATGTGCGCACCTACCTCATGCAGGAACACACCCTGCGCTTCGCCTTTCCCGATATTCTCCCCAAACAAATGGGCTTGTCCCTTATGCACCATACCCTTGGTAGTGTCATCAATCTCGCCTTCATATTCAGGATGCGATTTTATGAAGTCAGCAACGGTTTCATGCACCTGCACTTTGTGCCCTTCAGCACCCACAGCCCCATAGCCTTTCAATTCATCTATCACACCTTGGCGCCCGATACCTTCTACAGGTTTGGCACCTTTTGATTCCAAAGGTGCTTCTGGGTGTTCAACATTAAAATCATGATTTAAATCATATCCTGCAGCTTCAAGCATCCCTTCGTGATCAGGGTTAACATCCCGTAAAGGACGATCTTCTAAAGCTTTTTTAATATCAAACACGCCCCGTAGATTAGTACGTGCAGTTCTTTCAGGGTTATTACCACGCCGTTTAAGTACGCCTTTTGTACCAAGTATTTCTTTGTATTCAGCTAGCTTACTCTTTTCTTCTACAGATAGGTTAGCGCCCTTTTTCTCTAATGCATTAACACGGTCAATAATTTGAGCTTCCGAAAGTCTAGTAGCTTCTTTACCTAAAGCGTCAAGTTTAGCTTGGGCCCCAGCAGCCTCTTCCCGCAGAATAGAAGCAATAGCATCGTTCCCTTTTTTCTCTGCAATATCAGCCTTATCATTAAGTGTTTTAATCTTAGTTTTTAATTTAGCATATTCTGTTTCTGCAGCTTTAACTATTGTAGTAGCTGCAGTTAATCGCTTAGTAAGTCTTTGCACAGTATCTTCATGGCGTTTTATTTCAGCGCTAACAGCTTGATGTTCGGCAGTTCCTTCCTTACTCCCTTCTTTAACCAATCTTTCTCTGGCTTCTTTTACTGCACCTTGAGCTTCTTTTATTTGGGCAGGTAGTTGGTTGGCAGCATCTTTAGCCGCAGATACTCTTGATGCTTTTTTAATACCTACCATTTGTGTAGCAGCTTCAATGCTTTCCGCACGCATTTCTTCTGCAGTTTTTTCTTGGGTTCCTATGGGGTATTCAGTAGCCTGCATAACTTCTCGGCGTGTTCTGTCTTTAAATAACTCTAGTTGTTTTTTAAGGCTTTCTTTTTGTGAATCTGTGATGTCTGGATTTGCAATAGCTTTGTTAAGCCGTGAAATTTCTGCTTTTTCTTCAGCAGTACGTGCATGTAGAACAGTACGCTCCGTAGTAGTTTCTTGCACATTGCCCTGTGCATCTTTTGTGCGCTTAGTTTCTGTGCGAGTAAAAGGTTCATTTTTATGCCCAAACGCATTTACTACAACGCCTTGGCCTTCTAAATAGGAAGGTAGCCCTGCAGCACTAAACTGCTCCAGATTATGTTGCTCTTGAGCACGCATTTCATCCAGAGTACTTGTATCAAGCCTTTCATGAGCCTGCGAAGGCTCTGTATACGCAGCGTGCGCAGCTGCTATTTTTTCTCCTATCGGTGCCCAAGGAGTTCCTTTTTGTGCAGCTATTTCTTCTGGCGTATGTGCGGCCACAGCTTTATCATTTTTATGTAGTTCGTAGTGCAGCGCATCAAGAGTAGGTGCCGTTACTTTCCCATCGCGTACATTAAGTGCGGTATTAACGCGCCCTACTTCTGGCTTGGATCTATTTTCAATCGCATCCAGTGCTTCTTTTACTTTGGCACTATGGGCCACAGCTTCTGTTTTAGTTAACGGTTCGTTACCTTGACGCAGGCGCGTGTATGCCGACTCTCGCATGGCAGCGTCATGGTAGGCTTCTTTGCTCTCTTTTACTTGTGCTGCGAAGGCTTTGCGCTGTCCTTTACGAGCTATTAAGTCTTCTTTAATGCCTGCCTTTTCTTCTGGCGTTAGTACTTCACCCTTCTCCCCACGAGCTTTTGCAAACGCTTCTTGCAATGCTGTCCTGAATGTGGAGCCTCTGCCTTCTTTCTGCACTTGTGCTTTTTCAGCTTGCAGCGCTGCACGCTCCTTATCTGTAAGGTTTGGGTTGCCCAGCTTCTCATTAAGTTTATCCAGCGCAGACATTACTAATTGCGGGGCCGCTGTATCTGGCGAACCATGCAGGCCATATAACCCTGTGTATAAATTGTTTAGTGCTGCGCGCTTATCAGCAACAGCCTGGGCAATGCGGGGCTCAATCTGTTGTTCTTGTACCCCAGGTAATACATCTCGTCCTGTTCCACGAACTTTCAAATTATCCAGGTATGCTACTTCATCCTGTATTTTGCCTAATGCCATTTCTCTAACATCAGAACCTTTGCCTTTAAAGTCCGACACATCTAGCCCAAGATCTTTACCCACCTTGCGCATCTCAGGCAAGCCGATACGGGCCTTAGTAGTGTCTTTAGTTTCTGATTCTCCAGGCAAAGGAGCCCACGTAGACCGCTCCAGCAAATCTCGTGCAGCTACAGCAGCAGCACTATCAGGTTCAACGTGGATTTCAGCAACACCAGTAGGCGCTACAACATCTGACGGGGTGTATAAGTTTGTGGCATCTAGTGTAGGGCGGCGCGCTTGTTCTGTTCCCTGCAGCTCAACTGCTGGGGTGGACTGCCCAGTCTCATCTGCTCCAGTCTCATCTGCTCCAGTTTGCGTTTGATCGGCAGCACTTTGCGCAGTTTTTTTGGCTTTAAGGGCTTCGATAATGTCATTTGGCGTCATCCTTTTAGTTACTTTAATGCCATTATTCTTGGCGATCTTTTTTAAGTTGTTAGTCATCATCGCCGGTACACCACCATCTTTTACCGACTGCAGTAGCGACTCTGCTTCTGGTGTAATAACACCTGTGATGTTTGGTGGATTAGTAACTTTCTGGTTAAGTTCATCTATAAGAGCTTGCGCTTCAGGAGTTATAGGTGGTACTACGTCTGTGCTAGGTTCAGCCTGTGCTTCTTTCAGTTTTTGTTGTAGCGCAGCAAGTTGTGTAGATAGACTGTCTATACTTGTAGTATCCTCTTTTTTAATGGCTGCTTTAATTTTCGTGTTAAGTGCTGCTATCTGCGTAGTCAGAATATCCTGGTTACTCTGCACTACACCGCTTGTAGGTTTGGGTATATCTACAGTAGCGCCTGCTGGAGTACCTGTCAGAGTACGGTACGTTTGCTCAGCCTTCGCTTTCGCAGCAGTATGATCTTGTATGGCAGTTGTGGCTGCAACTTGCCTGGCTTGAAAATCTTCAGGCGTTTCCCCTTCTTGCATTGGGGTAATAAGTCTTTGGGCAGCATCCAGTATGTTAGCGTGCGCTTGGTGATAGTCTGCAGATGCGCCAGCTAAATCAATTTGGTAGTTAGGTGCTGATTCGCGTAAGGTTTTAGCAGCAGCGACTTTGGCTGCATCAGCTTTATCTGCAGCAGTATTTATATAATCTTCTTGCTTGCCGCGCTGCCCGATAGTACCCAGGCCACCAAACAATAAAGCTGGTGCTATACCTGTGGCCAATCCAGCACCATACTGGCTCATTGCTTTCGGGCTCGTAACATCCTGTCCAGCTTGCCAGCGCTGCAATGCTTCAGATCCAGCCCCCATGGCTTCAAGGCCAACATAGTTGGTGGCCGCATTCTTCATGAAGTTACTGTAATTACTGGATAACTGTCCTAGTGCTGCCTCTTTAGATAAATCACCCTTGGCTATATCGGCGCTCATAGCTGCAACATCTTTTCCCAGCATGCTTTGCATGAGCTTTGGAAACACGCCAAATGTAGGAACGCCAAAACCTAATAGCGCAGACTGGCCTAAATCTGCGGCTACAGCTAATATTTTATCCGGAGGAACATCAGGGTTTACGTTCTTTTGGTAGTCCAGGTTTTCACTGAACCCAGCAGGCATATTAGCTACAGTTGTGCCCATAGCTCTCATAGCTGCACGCGTACCAAGCATACCCAAGGCTGCAATACCTTCTTCAGGTACGGCTAACCCAGCTAAAGCACCTGCCGCTACCGGGGCACCAAGACCCCCAACCAAACTACCCAAAGGCTCAGTAACGAACCTGCTCATGCCAGCCATTATGCCACTACCAATACCTTTTTCAAATCCCGCACTAACATCTTCTGGAGATGTTGGAATGTAGTCTTTACCTGCTTCTGCACTTGTCTTTTTACCAAGAGTTTCAAGCGGCTTATATCCAAATGCAGAGCCTGCAGTTTTTTCAGTACCACCTAAAAATTGACTCCAAGAAGCCCCCATAGCAGGGAAAAACCCTTGCATACTTGATTTTTCTTCGGGGGTGAGCATTTCATTTGGGAATTGTTGCTGAGCAAGCGCAGCCGCCTGTGCAGCATCCATGCCTGCTGGTATTTCAAGATACTGCCCACTAGGTAGCTGCAAATAAGCCATGCAAAATCCTTACTGTTTAGGGGGCGTAAGTTGGAGTGCGTTGATTCCGCCTGGTACCGTATTAGTTATGTTAAATCCTGTAGGAAGTAATGCAGATGCTGAACCTGCTGGCATAGTTTGTCCTGTAAGTTCTTGATATTTAGCCCCTACTATTTGGTCATGAAGCGCTTGTTTACCTGCTATTGACATTCCATACATTTGTTGAGCATTCTTTGTAACATACGAATCAAACTCAGCCTGGCCAGCTTTTAGTGCTGCTGTGTGCTGCGCCATAGAAAGTTTTTGCTGATTAAGTCCCATCATCGCGTTTCTGTACGCCATCATGCCCTGATTCTGCAGAGCGCCAAGACCCACAGCACCCATTTCTTTATCTCGCAGGAACTGTTCTTGTGAAACTTGGCCAGCAACTTCCCCGGCAGCGCCAGCACCGCGAGCGAGCCCACTAAGCAGCCCACCAGGTTGTCCCGGCTTACTTATCTCAGCAGCTGCTTTTAATGCAGCAATACCTTTACCTTGCTCTATAGCCTGATTGCGTGCTGTTTGGTTACTATCTAGCCATTTCCTTATGTAGGTATCGTAGTACTCAGCAGCTCCCGGTTGTTTTGCTTCAATATTTTGTGGTGTAGTAGGGGCATTGGGGTCTACTACAGCAGGTGCTGGTGCTGGTGCTGGTGCTGGTGCTGGTGCTGGTGCTGCATTAGCGAGGGAGTAAGGAGCAGGCACCATAGGTGTAGGCACAGCCCCTTGAAGCCCTTGAGCAGCCATATCTGTCTGTAGTTGTGCTTCATATTGGGGGGCGTTAGCAGGCCCAGGTAGCCCAGAAGGATCATACTGTTGTGGTGCTTGTGAAGTAGGGCCAGGTGGAAACCACTGCACATGTATGCCATCTGCAGAAGGTGCTGGTGCTGGTGCTGGTGCTGGTGCTGCAGCTTGGTCTGTAGGTAAACTCGCACCATCTAAGGAAGCCATATTCCCAATAACTTGGCGCAAGTAGTTACTATCTGTAGCTGGTGTGGGAGCATTGGGTGTAGTTTGTGCTGGTGGTGTAGAACCTAAACCCTGTGTTTGTGAATTTTCTGCCGCCTGCGCTGGGGGGACCAGCATAGATAAAGCCCGATCACCAACTGTTTGCGCATACTGAAGTGTATTTGGAGCCTTGGGATTTTT